TTGAACAATCTGTGAATAACTTTACTGGATTTCAAGAAGCGTTAAACAGAACTACTGGTACAACAGGTGGAGACTTCTTATCTGGTTCTGGCGTATATGATACTCTTGATAGACTGGATTTTGCATGAACACGTGGCTAAAAAGTATGCTGTCAGATGGTGTTAATGGCTCTGTTAGTAGTAAGAGAGTCATTACATTACTAGCATTTGGTGTTTGCGTATATGGGTTTATTGCTGATGTGCATGGATATAAAGTAACACCAGCACTATTTGAGTCCATGATATATATTGTTATAGCTGGTCTAGGATTTACTGCATCAGAAAAGTTTGCCAAGAAAGATTAATAATGAAAATTGATGACTCGTTATCTGAAGTTTTTGAAGTGAAAACTATGACACCTACAGAAGTGATTGATAAAGATGGTGTAATTGTATCACACTCAAATAATAAAATTGAAGATGATTATGAAGTAACTCGTAATAATCTTCGTATCCTTTTACAACAAGGACAAGAGGCACTACAAAAGTCTTTGGATGTGGCTATGCAGTCAGAACATCCTCGTGCTTTTGAAGTTGTTGGAAATCTAATGAAGCAGTTGGCAGATATAAACCAACAATTATTAGATTTACATCAACAGAAACAAAAACTAGATGAACCATCTAAGGCAGAAAAAGCCAAACAGGTTACAAACAATGCTATCTTTGTAGGTAGCACTGCTGAGTTGAATAAGTTAATTAAGAATATGGCTAAAGGAGAATAATATGGCATTACCGATGATGAGTGCACCGACCTATACAATGGTCGTGCCCTCGAGTGGAGTGAGTGTGAAGTTTAGACCTTTCCTTGTTAAAGAGGAAAAGGCACTACTAATTGCACAACAGAGTGAAGATATTGGTGTTATGATTCAAACTTTAAAGGGAATCATTAACACTTGTGTACTAGACACACTTGATGTTGATAAACTAGCGACATTTGATCTTGAGTATATGTTTACTCAAATTAGAGCAAAGTCTGTTGGTGAAATTATTGAGTTAATATTCCCATGTGATATCGACCATGGTGAAGATAACGAAAAGGCTAGAGTTAAAGTTTCTATTGATTTAACTACATTGATTGTAGAAAAAGATCCGAATCACAACAACAAGATTAATCTTTTTGGTGATGTTGGAGTCGTTATGAAATATCCAACTATGGATGTTATGAAACGATTAGAAAATCTTGATACAAATGACTTAGATAAAGTGTTTAGTGTAGTTGCAGATTCTATCGACTACATCTATCAGGGTGAAGAGATTTTCTATGGTAAAGAACAGAAACATGAAGAGTTGTTACAGTTTTTAAACAATCTAACCTCTGAACAGTTCGTTAAGGTTCAACAATTCTTTGCTACAATGCCAAGAATTAAAAAGGAAATAGAATACACTTGCCCTGTGTGCCAAAAACAACACAGGAAGATGCTGGAGGGCATGCAAAGTTTTTTTTAATTAACCTTTGTCATGAAACATTGGCGAATTACTATAAAATGAATTTCGCTCTGATGCAGTACCACAAATACTCGCTAACGGAACTTGAGGAAATGATTCCGTTTGAAAGAGAAGTGTATGTTTATATGTTGATTGAGTATCTAGAAGAAGAAAAGAAAAGAATAGAATCTAAGAAAAGGTAAGAGATGGCAGTCATAACAGCATCACCTAAAAACTTCGCTGCAATGCTTGATATGCAGGCAACTGCTAACGAGCATTTATTTACTATGCGTAAATTACTTGAAACAGCACAACTCACTCAAATAGCAACTTTAGTTGAAACTAAAAAGATTGATGATGATGGTGATCGTCAAGAAAAAATTGAGGCTGAAACTTTAGAAACAGATAAACAATTATTAGTCACACAAAAAGAAATGCTTGCCAATATGAAAGAGCAAGCAAAAATTCGTGCAGAAGAAGCAAAAGCCATTGCTAGTTTAGCAGAAGGTATGAAAACTTTTAGATCACTTGGTGATAGAATAGGTGACTTAAAGAAAGGTTTTTCTGATAAGTTTGGTAGTGTCGGTGCACTAAAAACAACTGCTATGAAAGCAGTTAATCCTTTAGGAATTTTTAATAAATCTATCGAAAAAGAAAAGTTTATTAAAGCACAAAAAGCAATTAATCCTTCAATGTCTCGAGATGAGGCATCAAAGAACTTCAAAGGTGCATATGCCGCAACTAAAGAAATTAAAAATAACGAAACAAAGATAGCAGAGTTTAAACAAACCACTGGTTTTAGTGATGAACAAGTAGCAAAATCTACTGAAGGTAAAAAACTTCTTGCATCAAGAGAACAAAGTACTGGTGAACTCGCCAAATATGATTTAAGAGCACAAAGTCTTCAGGAAGAAAAAACTCCCACTTCTGCATTTGCGTCTGCTGGTGAACAACAAGAAGCTGCAAACGAACAACTAAAAGTTCAAGGTGCGCAGGCAGATCTTCTAACAAAAATAGAAGAAAATACTCGTCCAGGTGGAACACCAACAACTAAAGCAGAGGCTGGCGATAGTGGTGGAGGTGGTTTATTGGGTGGACTTGGTTTGGGATTAAAGTCGCTGGGTGCTGGTTTACAGGGATTGATGACTGGGGCAGGAAAGGGTATCGCTGGATTCTTGCAAGGCATAGCTACTGGTCTGGTATCTATTGGTAAAGCACTTTCAAGTTTGGCTGGTTCTGCTGGACAAGCAATTATTAAGTTTCTTCGTGGGCTTGCTATTGGTGTATCATTTCTGGCAAATCCATTAACATTAGTCGGACTTGCTGCATTTACTCTTGCTATGATGGGTATTGGTAAAGCACTTGAAATGGCTGCACCATTTATGGAAGCATTAGCTCCAGTGTTAATGAAAGTTGCCGATGTTATACAAAATGTATTTGTTGCTGCTATTGAAAAAATCCCAGAGGTAATCAAAGGAGTTGGTGATGTTATTATGGGAGTGATTGGTGCTATCTCTGACTCAATTATAGCAATCATTGATGCTGTTGTTTCTAGTATTGAAAGATTAGCAGCGATAGATGGTAGTTCACTTGCTCAAACTGCTGGTGGGCTATTCGCAATTAGTGGAGCGATGGCTGCATTTGGTGCTGGCTCAGCGATTGCTGGTGTTGGTAACTTAGTTAGTGGATTACTCGGTGCAGTAACTCCAGGTGGATCTGCCGTTGATCAGATTATGAAACTCGGTGAGAGTGGTCCAAACATTGAGAAGGCAGGTATCGGTGTAGAAAAATTAGCATCAGGAATGAAAGCATTCTCTGCCGTAGACACCGATAAGATTAAAGCAATTGCTGCATTACCTACTGATAAAATTGCAGCGATGGGTGCAGCGATGGGTGCAGCTGGATTGGTGAATAGTAAGTCTGCTGAGAATCGTGCAGCAGAAAGACAATCTGGTGGAGGTGGTGGCAATACTTCTGTTGTTGCTCCAACGATTAATAATACAACTCGTCAAACACAACTAATTAAACCACCAGTAAGAAATCAAGAGTCATCTCTTAGTTCTTGGCAACGAAGCAAATACGCATAAAAAAAGGGATCGTAAAGATCCCTTTTTAATTTCTACTCTAAAGATTAATCTTCTTTAGCAATCTTCTCGAAGTAAGACATAACATCATCGTCATCGTCATTAATCTCAGGCATCTTGGGGGCTGGTTTTGAGGCAACCTTTGGTGCAGATGCTACTGGACGATCTTCCTGTTCGGCAATCTCTGCAGCAGACTTGCTTGCAAAAGAATCACCAGACAAAACTTCATTGAGTTTCTTTTTCAACTCATCATAAGATTTAAAGTTTTTACGATCTGTAAACTCAGACAACTTGGTTTGTGCGTTTACGATAGCCAATAGTTTTTCTTCATTATCAGAAACTGCCACTGGTTCGCTGAAACCTGACTCATCATAGTTGGCGTAACCATCTTTCTTACGCATACGCATTTTGAAGTTTGCACCTTCCCACAAATCAAAGACATTGACTGGCTTCTCGTCTTCAAAAGTTGGACGAGCCTTGTCCATAATCTTGTCAAAGATTTTCTTGCCGAATTTAAACAAGAATACCTTACCCTCGTTTTCAGGATGCTTTGGATCTGATACAATCAGAACATTGGCAATGAAAGAGAGTTTACGCTTTTGTTTGCGAGCGATTTCTTTGTTGGCTTCAGAACCAGAGTTCCAAAGAGTGGTGTTCAACTCACCAACAGGATCGTTCTCACCAAGAGTGGTTAGAGAGTTTTCAATATACCACTTACCAGTTGGACCTTGGAAGCCATGAGAAAAGATTCGAACCCATGGGAGTTCATCACCTTCTACTCGTGGAAGAAAGCGAAGTGTGGCTGTGCCATTACCTGCTTTGTCACCTTCCAATCGCCAAAAGCGATCATCGACATATGACTTAGTTTCTGTTTGGGGGTTTGCGACTTTCTCGAATGCATTAGAGATTGCACCAAAGTCTGAGTTGCGCATTTTGCGGAGTGCTTGAATATCCATCGTATTTTCCTTTGTATATATGTATTACGGATTATTATTTTGTATATGTTGAATGTCGATTTCATCAGTCATTTCAATATCATCATCAAAGATGTCATCATCTAAATCAATATCTTCTTCAACATAACTATTTAGCGTTTTCATACCACCACTCTTTTTATTGTTAGAGTGTTTGGCATGTTTTCCAGATCGCCCACTGGCATTCTCATCATCGTAACGATGAGGTTGTTTCTTATAAGTCTTACCCATGATTTATTCTGCAAGTTCTTCTTTGAAGGCACTAAAGATTTTCTCTATCTTAATCTTATCGTATTTTACGAATCCAGTCAACTTTTTAATTCTACGCATCTCATTATCCCAGATGTATTTTACAGATAGATTCTGATTCCATTTTTCAAGGATGTCTGTGAAGTCATCTATGATTCTCAAAGTTTCTATTGAAATTTTACCACCAACAAACATCTTTAATGCTACAGGATATTCGTTTTCGGTAAACTCAAATATTGCAGAGTGTTTTAATCGGTTTGTTTCTATGTGTGTGAGTAGTGTTGCCAAATCGTCTACAAAGATCTTTGTGATACTTTGTTTTCGTTTGTTCCATTGCATGAAGTTATCTTCTGCTTCCTGACCAGCATAGATTGCAGTATCATTTCCATATGCAAAATTGGAAACGAAGAACTGAATAATCTCTTTATCGTCAGAATGCTTCTGTGCTAACTTCTCAAATATGTATCTGTCATTCCTAGCATTAAATGCTTCACGAGTACCTTTAACATTTCCCCTGTTTTGGAAAACATCAAATTTGTCAGTCGTGAAGTGCAACTTAATAGCTAGGTAATAACGATATGCTTTGTATCCATCCATTATCTTGTCTGATTAGCTATTACTTTGTAACCCTTACCTGTTGGATGAATCTTATCTGGACTCATATGTGCCTCAGGTCTTGGAATAATAATGTCACCATATTCAGCTGCAATCTTTTCAATGACTGCCATTTGTTTTTGTTTGCGGTCTGTCCCCAAACTAATCCAGAAAACTCTATCAGCTTTTACAGCTGATCTCATCTTTCTTAATTCAGCGTCAGTCTTTACACCTACGTGGTCGTTTGCGCCAAGAGAAATAATCAAAGTCTTTGCTGGCTTTTCCGATGCTTTAGCCAAATAGTCTTTATTCCACTGCCATGAATTCCATCCACCTTTGGCATAGGAAACACATTCTGGTCTAGCATACGATGTTCCTACTGCGATACTATCGCCGATAATCATACATTCTAACATTTTAGATATCCAATTGTGCTTGTTTAGGTAAGTAGTTTAATTCTCGAAAGTTCATTTCGATTTTATCTTTGAGTG